TGCCTTACACTCACAGGATTCAAAAGGGAGATATAGATCTTGAGGTTATATTTCTGGCGCTTGATCGCCCAGAGGATGTTAAAAAACTTCTTTCTTTGGAGCTTACTGGGATCTGGATCAATGAAGCGAGGGAAATTCCTAAGAGTATTATTGATGCCTGTACGATGCGTGTTGGCCGTTATCCTTCTATGCGTGACGGTGGTCCTTCTTGGACTGGCGTTATTGCCGATACAAACGCCCCTGAGGAAGATCACTGGTGGCCGATTATGTCTGGTGAAGTACCAATCCCAGATCATATACCGCGTGAGCAAGCTAAGATGCTGGTTAAACCAGACAACTGGTCTTTCTATACCCAGCCCTCTGGCATGGTTGAGAAAAAAACAGAAGATGGAGAAATAGAAGACTATGATCCAAACCCAAAGGCTGAAAACACAAAGAACATGCTCAAGAGCTACTATCCAAACCTTATTCGAGGTAAGACTAAATCATGGATAGATGTTTATGTGATGAACCGATTGGGTCATATTCAAGACGGAAAGCCTGTATATCCAATGTTTGCATCCGAAGTTCACATAGCTCAAGAAGAAATACCCGTTGCTGCAAACATGCCAGTTTATGTTGGTGTGGATTTTGGTCTAACTCCTGCTGCGGTCTTTGGTCAAAAGGTAAGGGGGCGGTGGTTTCTACAGTCAGAAATTGTGGCGGTAGACATGGGCATCGTGCGTTTTGCCGAGGTTCTTAGAAATGAACTATCCACTAGGTTTGTTGCTGCCTCTGAGGTAATTATTTACGGCGATCCTGCGGGTGATTTTAGAGCGCAGACTGATGAATCGACTCCCTTTCATATTCTGCGCGGTGCTGGCTTGAAGGCGTTTCCTGCGCCTTCCAACTCTGTTGACCTTCGGCTTGAATCTGTATCCTCCCAATTAACGAAGATGGTTGAAGGTAAGCCAGCACTACTAATAGACAGGCGTTGTCCTCAGTTAATTAAAGGCTTTGAGGGTGGATACGCTTATAAACGTATGGAAGTAAGCGGCGAGAGATACGCAGATAAGCCAGATAAGAATATGTTTAGCCACGTTCACGATGCGGCTCAGTATTTATTCTTAGGTGCTGGTGAAGGCAGAGCCTTAATGAACAGTCAAAAACCAGCCCAGCCTGTAATTGCAAAACGTAACTTTGATGTATTTAGCAGAGGCCCAAAACAAAGAAACAAACCAAGCTTATGGGCAAGGCTATAGTTTTTTGTGCATTGATGTTTTCTGCCTTCTATGCTTACGAGTAAAAAACAAAGGAGATTGATATGTGTTTTGGTGGTGGTGGTGGCGGCCCTAGTGCAGCTGAAAAAGAAACAGCAGCAGAGCAGCGAATAGAAGCTGAAGAAGCTAAGTCTGAAGAAATTGAAAAAAGAGCAGAAAAAAAACGAGAAGATATTTCTACAGCTTTAGAAAGCAGAACGCGCAGAAGTGGTATGCGTGGTGGCGCTGGTCGCCGCTCTTTGTTTAAAGCTGGTGGCGGTGGATTCTTGGGTAGGTTTGGCTAATGCAAGATATAGCAAAGCAATATATTCAAAGTTATCAGAAGGCAAAAGCCTTTCGTGAAAACTGGGTTCCGTTGTTCGAGGAATGCTATGAGTATGCTTTGCCTCAGCGTGAGTCATTTTACTATGAAGAAGCTGGACAGCGCAGGGATGATAAGATCTTTGATGAAACTGCTGTGGTTGGTGTGCAAGAGTTTGCCAGCCGCTTGCAGTCTGGCTTAGTTCCTAACTTTGCGCGTTGGGCTGATCTTATGGCGGGTAGTGAAGTGCCGCCCGAACAGCGTGAAGCAGTCGATAATGAGCTTGATGAAGTAACTGAGTATGTATTTGAGGTTCTTCAGAACTCTAATTTCAGCCAAGAAGTACATGAGTCATTCATGGATTTGGCTGTGGGTACTGGTGTCTTGTGCGTAGAAGAGGGGGATGCAATCAATCCTGTAAACTTCTCAGCAATTCCGCTCCCTCATGTGGTACTTGACACTGGTCCCGATGATAAGATCGATCATGTTTATCGTGAGCGAAAAAAAGTAAAGTTCGATCATCTTCCAATTATGTATCCTAAGGGAGTATTTGACCAAAAGGTTATGTCCTTAATGGGATCTGATCGTGAAACGACCGTACTTGAGGTTGTATGCCGCGACTACAAAAAGAAGAATGAAGAAGCTTACTTTCACTATGCAATCTGCATGACAACAAAAACTTTAGTTTATTCTAAGGAAATGACTGGACTTGGTTCAAATCCTTTTGTTTGCTTTAGATGGGGTAAATGTGCTGGTGAGATTTATGGGCGTGGTCCACTTCTTAATGCTTTATCTGCTATTAAGACTACCAATCTTACTATTGAGCTTATTCTTGAAAATGCACAGATGTCTATTTCTGGTATTTATCAAATGGAAGATGATGGCGTAATCAACCCTGACACGATTAATTTAGTGCCCGGCTCAATCATACCGAAAGCTATGGGATCTGCTGGCCTTCAGCCAATACAAGCCGCTGGTCGCTTTGATGTAGCGCAGCTTGTTCTTAGTGATATGCGTTTGAATATTAAGAAAGCGCTATACAATGACATGCTTGGCAATCCAGATAGAACCCCTGCGACTGCAACTGAGGTAGCAGAGCGTATGGGTGACTTAGCAAGAAGAATGGGAGCTGCATTTGGTCGCTTGCAAGCAGAACTCGTGCAGCCCGTACTTCAGCGTGTAATATACATCTTAAAGAAGCAGGGCCGCATAGAAGTACCTACAGTAAATGGACGGGAAGTTAAAGTCCGCTCTGTATCTCCGCTTGCACAAGCTCAATCAAATCAAGACATTTCTAGCGTTGCTCGCTTCCTTGAATTAGTTGGTGGAGCCTTTGGCCCAGAAATGTTGCAGCTTCTAATTGACGGTGAACAAACAGCAATTCACCTTGCGAAAAAATTTGGTGTGCCAGAGAGCTTGATTCGTGACGAAGAACAGCGTAGACAAATAGCTGCATTAGCGCAGCAAATGGCACAACAACAGCAAGGACAGATGATTGCCCAACAAGGTTAATATTGGATTAGATGGAATCCAAAGGGATTCTGACAAGGATGTTCAAATAAGCAGGAACATTGCTGAAATCTTTAAGACCCCCACAGGCAAAGAAGTTCTTCGCTATTTGCGTTCTGTTACTATTGAGATGGTAAATGGCCCTAATGTGACCACGGAAGAACTGCGACATATCGAAGGCCAGCGCTATATTGTTGGCTTGATTGAGCAGCGTATTGCACATTCTCATAGGAGTAAGAACAAATGAATGAAGAAGCGGCAATAGAAACAGCCCAAGCTGATGGGCGTGACTTTGTTACTGAGGCAGATGTTGAGCAGTCTTCGGCACCAGAGCGCCCTGAGTGGCTGCCAGAAAAATATAGCAGCGGTGAAGATTTAGCTAAAGCTTATAAAGAACTCGAATCAAAGCTTGGAACTAAAGAAGAAGACATTCGCAACAAACTTCTTGAGGAAATACAAACAGAGGCATTTAGTGATCGCCCTGAGTCTGCTGGTGATTATCAGCTTCCCGATATTGTTGATGATGAGCTTGCTGTAGATAATGAGTTGCTTCAATGGTGGTCAGAACACGCATTTGAAAACGGCTATGGGCAGGATGAGTTTCAAAAGGGCATTGAGATGTATGCTCAAGCTGTTAATGGAAGCCAGCCTGATCTTGAATCTGAAGCTAAAAAACTTGGTGACAATGCAAATGACCGCATTCAAGCAGCGTCTATGTTTGCAAACAAGTTTTTTCCTGAGCAAGCTTTACCAGCTATTGAGCGTATGTGTGAAAGCCATGAGGGTATTCTTGCACTTGAGGCTATTATGGAGGCGACTAAAGACGGTTCCTTTGCCGGAAATACGCAACCATCTGGACGCGTAACTCAAGATGAGTTGAATGAATTAATGAGTCAGCCTGATTATTGGAAGGAAGGATCAATAGTTCGCAAGCAAGTAGAAGAAGGGTTTAAAAATCTCTATGGAGGTTAAAATCCTAAAGAGGGGTAAGTTTTACTTAACCCCTTTTACTCTTGACCACATTGATGAGGTTGCTGCCAATCTGAGTCAGGAAAACATAAGAGAGCTTAAAATCCTTGGTCATTTGGATATTAAGCAAGCCATTACGGAAATGTATGAATGCTCTGAGTGTTACTTGGTTCGCAAGGAAGGTGAAACTTTTATTGGAGTAGGGGGGCTTTGGTATGGTGAAGACCAAGACTACCCTCAAATGTTCTTTATGTTTTCCGACAAGGTAAAAGAAAACTTTACAACTATAGCTCGCGGCTCTAAAATGCTCCTTAATTATCTGGACAAAACTCAACCGCAAATGACTATGACTATACTTGCTGATTATGAGTTTATGGTAGACTGGGCGGTATGGTTAGGCTTTGAGCCTGTGGGTGTAACTAGCTCGCCTCCTCATAAGTACGTTGATTTTGTGCGTTGCAATCCAAATCAAAAAAGTGTTTACGATGGGGAATTACGGCCCATAACGCACTGAAAGGCCCGAAAGGATACCCTTGCTGAAGTGAAAGAGTGGATACCCGTTGGCAACTGTAACTTCAAAATAGGACTGTAAAATGGCTAATACGATTGACCAAGCCTTTATTAAACAGTTTGAATCAGAAGTTCACATGGCTTATCAGCGTATGGGTTCTAAACTACGGAACACAATCCGCTCAACCAATGTGACTGGTTCAACTGCACGTTTCCAAGTAATTGGAAAAGGCACTGCATCTACTAAAACACGCAACGGCGATGTGACCACAATGGAATTGGCGCACACCAATGTTGAGGCAACTATGGCTGACTACTATGCTGCCGAGTATATTGACAAGCTGGACGAATTGAAGATCAACATCAATGAACGTCAAGCTGTTGCTCAATCTGCTGCTGCTGCCTTGGGTCGCCAAACTGATGCTTTGATTACCACTGCTATGGATGCTGGTGCTAACGCAACACAAATTCATGACACAGCTTCAGCGCTTGAAAAAGCAGACCTTCTCACTTTATTCCAAACATTTGGTGCAGAAGATATTCCAGAAGACGGACAGCGCTATTTAGCTATGTCTCCTGCTGGATTTGCTGACTTGTTTAACATCAATGAGTTTGCATCATCAGACTATGTTGGCCCTCAGAGTCTTCCGTTTGCTGGTGGCATGACAATGAAAGAGTTCTTGGGATTCAAGATCTTCTCAACTTCAGCGGTAGCTGGCGGCAAGAACTTTGCTTACCACGCTCGCGCTGTGGGCATTGGCATTAACTCTGATGTTCAAACCGAGGTCAACTATGTACCGCAGAAGGTAGCGCACCTTGCGACATCAATGATGTCTATGGGTTGTGTCGTTATCGATGATGACGGTGTATTTGAAGTCCTCGACAACAACTAATAGGAGGGGGGCGAAAGCCCCCTAACTTCTTATGCCAGCAAATACAGCAATCAAAATATGCTCCCGCGCCTCTATACTAATGGGTGGCTCTCCTATCCAATCGTTTGATGAAGGAACGGCTGAGGCTGATGTAGTTGATGCTGTATATGAAGACGTTGCTCGCGCTGCGCTAACTAACTCAAGATGGCGCTTTGCTACCAATCAACAGCAGATTAGTAGGCTTGTAGCGGCACCAACGGGTCGATACGATGCAGCTTACCAGCTTCCGTCTGATCTTATTATGCTAAGTGCTGTAACAATAAACGATGAACCTATTATCTATGATACTTATGGAGATAAGGTTTATTGTAATGCTAACGAGACTGAGGTTCTTGTAGCAGACTATATCTTTAGAGCAGATGAGGCTTACTGGCCTCCTTACTTTACAATGGCTGTAGAGTTTCAAGTAGCTGCTATGCTTTCTATTTCTGTTGCGCGTGATGCTCAGTTAGCTTCATTAATGGAACAAAAGGGTGAGCAGTTCTTAATGAGAGCGCGTAGGCTTGATTCACAGCAGCAAACAACTAAAAAGCTAAACACTTCGAGGTTTATAAGTCAAAGGCGTAGCTAATGCAGAAAGTTAGAGTACCACAAAATAGCTTTCAGTTTGGTGAAATCAGCGACTCCCTAATAATGAGAACGGATTCCCCTGTGTATGTTTCTTCTGCACAGCGTGTAGAGAATATGATTGTTACGGCTGAGGGCTCACTAAAAAAACGCCACGGCTTAAAGCATATGTATAACTACAGCATAACTTATAATGGGACGTATCCAGAGCAGTCTCACTTATTCAAGTTTGAGTTCGATGATAATGAAGCTTATGTAATTTCCGTTGAGCATCAGAAAGTTCGTTGTTTTTTCTTAGATGACGCTGGAACTTATACCACTGCTGGCAACTTACATCTTGTAGAAACGATTACTCAGGACACTAGCAGCAATGCTTTGCCTTTTGACCAAGAGTATTTACAGGAATATACCTTTGCTCAGTATGGCGATGTAATGTTCATCTGTCATCCGCTGTTTGCACCGCGTATGCTTACAAGAACTGCTTTAGATGCGTTTGAAATTAGCGTTTATAGCTTTGACCAAAGGGCTGATAACAAAGTTACCTATCAACCCTATTCTACCTTTCAAGCCAATAGTGTGACGCTAGACCCATCAGCAATAAGCGGCACTGGAATTACATTAACAACGAGTGCAGATTACTGGGTTCCAAATCATGTAGGTGTTACAGTTCGGTATCATAATGCTGAAATTTTAATTACAGGATATACTTCAGCTACAGTAGTTACTGGCAATGTTTTAGACACTCTTAAAATAAGATTATCTGTTTTAAACCCATTAAGAACCGCTGATGGCTCTAATATTGTTGAGGTTACTCACTTAACTCATGGCCTTAATGTTGGTGATGTGATTACCATTGAGGGCGCTAGTGTGACTGGTGGAATTAACACCGCTCAATTAAATGTTACCGATCAAGTCAGAGAGATTATTGACGAGAACACTTATACTTATCAAGCTGGTGGAACCGCTAACGATAGTGAAGATGGTGGTGGTAATGTTAAGGTAGTTTCTCATGCACCAATCCGAGATTGGGATGAGCAGTCTTGGTCGGCTGTTCGAGGCTATCCTGCTGCTGTTACCTTTCATGAAAACCGTTTGTGCTTTGGTGGAACAATAGCAGAGCCAGATAATATCTGGATGAGTAAGGTTGGTAGCTTTTTTAACTTTGATGTAGGTGAAGCAGCTGATTCTGACTCCATTCAAATTGTTGCAGCAACAGGTGATGTAAACCAAATTAGATATATGGTTTCTAACCGTGACTTGCAGATCTTTACTGCGACTGGTGAATTGTATGTACCTACTTACTTAAATCAAGCCATTACGCCAACAAATGCTCAGATCAGAATGCAAACACCATATGGAACTGAGTTTGTTCAGCCAGCTTCTATTGATGGTGCTACTATCTTTGCCGAAAAGGGCGGCAAGACTATAAGAGAATATCTATATACTGATACAGAGGAAGCTTATACCTCAACTTCAATATCTACTATTGCCTCTCATTTAATAGATAGACCTAAGTATTTATCTGTTGTTCATAGCGGCTTTGAGTTACCTGATTCTTATGCTGCTATAACCTTGGGTAATGGTGATATATCTTTGTTTAGCTCTAACAGAGCAGAGAAAAAAGCATCTTGGACTAGAGTAACAACCGATGGTAACTTTTCATCTGTGTGCGCTATTCACGACAGATTGTTTGTTAATGTTTGGTATGGCTCTAAGCTTAACTTATGTGAGTTTACAAAAGCATCTTTATCGGGTGTTGGCTCAAGAGAAATGGGAATAGATAATTTTATTTATGTAGCAGGGTATCCTTGGATTGATGTTTCTAGCCTTTATTCTGTTGGTGATACAGTTACTCTTGGCGTGTGGACTAATCCTACAACATGGCTTGGTGAGCATCCTGTTGTAAATAATGGTGGGGTAGCTTCTGTAGATGTAAGCGCATATCAAAGCTTTGGTGGAAACTTCTGGGTTGGCAGAGCATTTACCGCCAAGATTGTAAGCAATCCTGTAGATGCTTCTATGGGCAACGGCCCAGCAACAGGTGAGGTTAGAGGTATTACCAACGTAGTTGTTGATGTAAAGAACACTGATTCTTTAAAGGTAAACAACAGGCCGGTAATTAGTTCAAACTTTACTGGCAAAAAGGAAGTAAGATTGCTGGGATATAATAGAAATCCACAAGTTACCATTGATCAGGATAATCCCTCTGAGATGCAAGTAAATGGATTAGTAGCGGAGTTAATAGTCTAATGTCTGCCTTTCAATTAATTGCTGCTGGTTTTAGCGCATTTGGACAAATGGCTGCTGGGCAAGCTGCTCAAGAGTCTGCTGAACTTGATGCATTCAATACTGAGACACAAAGAGAGCTTAGTAAAGTTGAAAGCATGCAAAGGCACAATGATAGGCTTGAACAGTACAGATATAATGCAAAAGCTAATATTGCTGCATTTTATGCTTCTGGAAGAGATGTTGGTGCTGATAAATCCGTATCTGCTTTTCTTGAGAGACAAAGAGAAGTTGTTGCAGAAGATACAGGGAGATCTGATCTTATGGGTTTCTTTGAGCAAATGAAGCTTCAACAGCAAGCTACCACAATGAGAGTAGAAGGCAGAGCAAGAAAGCAAGCGGCTACTATTGGGGCATTTACCACAATGGCTCAAGGCATTGCTGATTACACTGATACGAGGCCCTAAATGGCAATTATAAGAGAAACAAAAAAGTTTGCAGTCGGCCCGATTGGTGTAGCAAGATCTTCTTCTGCTGGTCAGATTATTGGGGAGCAAGTTGCTAGATCCGCGAATCAAGCCCAACAATATTTTTTTAGACGCGCTGTTGAAGACGCGCAGCAATCAGGTGTTGACAGCGCTCAAGCCTTAGAGGCTGCTGAAGTAACTGCACTTGATCCAGATACAGGTAGGCCAACAAGTTATGATGGCCCAAAAGGAATGGGGCGTTATGCACTAAAGGCTTATCAAAAAGTTTTACTATCTCGCTTTGAGCAGGAAATAGCCTCAGAGATTGAAAACAAATCAAAAGAGTTAGCATTAACTCATAGAAGAAGTCCTGAAGCATTTAAGGAATCTATGTCTGCATACATTGCTGAAATGAGTAATGTTGAAGAATCTACTGTATTTAAAAATGAAATTGTTCGCATAGGCAATGCAGTTCAGAATCAAAAATATATAGCGCTACAGTCTCAAGCTATTGCTAGGCAAGAACGTAACGATGCAATTCTTTATGAGTTTACTAATTCTGAAGCCTCTCTTAACATTGAAGACTCATTTGCTGCTGGCAATGATGAGCTTGGAAATAGTTTAATTTTATCTGCTGAAAATCTAGATGCAGATAATATTGCTGCTGGCACTATTCTATCTAGTGAAACTATTGGCAACGCTAAGAATAGAAAGCTTGCGAAGGTTCGAGGCCAGTTTAGATATGAATTGAATAGGGCAATAAAAGCTAATGCTTCACGCTTTGATCTTGAGTCTGCTTTAAATGCTATAGACAGTGGTGATTTATCAAGTCTTAGCGGCAAGGGGTTTGATAATACTTATAATACTCTTGTCAGTGAGGGTGCGACTTTTACAGAATCGTTTGCTGCTTTTGCTACTGAGCTTTTACAAGATGGTTTAAACCAAACCAGACTTACCGCTGAGATGGAAACGCGCAAACGCATTGCAGATGATTTAGATACTAAATCTAAAGATAACAGTGAATACTTTGATATAATTACCGGCGCTAATTCAGATGTTGCGGGAACAGCTTCAGATGCAGTTTCCAATTATATGACTGACTTACAAACTCAGCTTAATGCAATCGAGTCAGGTGCAACTCAAGCTGAAATAGAATCTATTACATCTGGATCTTTTAGAAGATTAAATAACGTTAAAAGCGGAGTAATTAATAACTTGTTTGCTGAAGCTACCTCAGTAGAAGATGTTGTTAATATTCAAAAGTATTTAGCAAACCCAACTTCAGATAACTTAGATAAAGTTAATGAAGCCTCGCAGTCTTTAGCAATTACTTTAACTGATATGGCAAGGAGTAGTCAAAACCCTCAGTTTTTAACTGAAGCTATATCATATGCAGAAGGTGTAAGCGATGAGGTTCGCTTCTTAGAGTTTCAAACAAAAACAAATAATGCTATTGATTATAATGATTACCTTAAGGAAAGAACATTTCCTAATTTATTTTCAGCAGAAAGCGTTGAGCAAATTGAGTTAATTAGAGAAAATTCATTAAACGAGCTAAAGAAAACTGACTTGCAAACTGGTGATAGAGAAAAGTTTGAAAGCGCTTTAAAAAATAAAACCTCAGAGTCTTTTATTCGCTTTGCATTTAGTAGCATGACTAATCCTAAGGCAATAGAAGCTGCTGCACTTTATGCTAGGGATGGAGTTGATCCCAACAATCTTGTTAGCCCTCAACGAAAAGCAATAATAGATAAAGCTAGGGAGGCGTTTGATGATCCGTCTGCATATGGTGCATCTGTAGAGAGATATAGTGATGGAGCAAAAAGACGTTATAATCTTAATGTAAAGATTGCTTCTGACGATAAGCTTATACGAGATGCTTTTGATGGAAATCTTGGAGAAACAACTAAAGATGATCGCATTAAGTTTGGAAGGCTTCTAGGTGTACCTGATGATTTTTATACTAATTCAAAATATGATGAGCCTGAGTACGCACAATTAACTGAGATACTTTCTCAAACATCTTCTTCTATTTGGCCTCAAGCCCAAGTAGATGCCATTAATTCTTTTCTTAATGGAAACATTGCTGACCCCGATCAGATTAAAAGAGTTCTTGTGACTTACGCAAAGGCTTCTGAGTTTGCGACAGATCAAGGACTAGCCGTTGAGTCACGCGGATCTTCTTCGCTTACCTCAAGCCAAAAAGCTTTAATGGATGAAGCTGTTTCATTTAGTCAAATGAATCCTGACCCAACTGCTTTAGCTGTTCATATGCAAAAAATAAAAACCACTATGGGCAATCCTGCACTTAAAGCTCAGATGGATGATTACTTTAAGGGTGAAGATGTAAAAGACGCTAGAGAATTTGTCGCTAAGAACTTTCCACAAGCCAGAACTAATGCAAACTTATTTGATAGATTGCTTACCAAAACAAGAATGCATTACTTTAAGAACGCTGGTGAAATTAAACCTGAGTCTACTGATGATTTAATCTCCTCTCTTCAGTCTGATATAGATAAAAACTTTGTTGAGGATGATCGAATCATTACTTTGTCTGGCTCTAGCCAAACGCTTTATCCATTGTCCGTTACTGCTAAGGGCAATGAGCAAGCATTTATGGACTATATTCGCTTTTCCTTAGCGCAAAATTCTCCTAATAAAGATATAGATTGGAACTCTGTTGAGTTTAAGCTGACGCCTGTTGGTTACAATGATGAAGATGGCGGCATGACTTATGGTGTAGTTATTGAGAATGAAACTGGTGGGCGAGACTTGCAAGAAGTGTCTATGCAACTTGAGCCTGATACAGAAGAAGCTATTATTATTCCTGCATTCTTTTCTACAAATGAACCTTTGTTTGCTGCTTCTAAAGAAAAAAGAATGAAAGCTGCTGAGCAAGAACAAGTAGATATTGCTACAGAAGAAGCGGCTCAACCCAGTAAGGCTTCAGTTATAGCGGCAAGAACCCAACTTGGTCGAGCCGTTCAAGAGCGTTTAGGTTTTGGAGTAGAGTATAAAGCTCAAGTTGCTCAGAAAAAGTTTACTAAACAAGAAGCAATGGATGAATTAAAAACTATTGTTGATGTTAATAAGTATAAATCCCTTAGTTCAGTCTTGCCAGCGATGCTTAGATCTTATGGTAGAACTGGGGAGATTCCATTCAATCAGTCATTAGTAGCTTTAAATGGTATGCTTAAAATAATAAAGCGAGACAAAAATCCTTTAGCTAGACAGCTTGAAGTAGATTTAAAATCAATGATTAGCATTATTAATGGGGTTGAAGACTAAATGCCTGTAAATCCTAATAGCTTTCGTGCGGGGTATTTTGCACAAGGTGTAGTTGAGCAGCCAGACCCATCATTCTTTGATACACTTGGTGCTTCTCTTGGTTATAGCTATGCTCCTGCATACAATACTCTTACTAATTCTTTTCGTTACAACCCTCAAAAAGGATATGACTGGCGACAAGATTTAGAAGGCTATGAATTATTTGCGACTGATCTTAATCATGCTGTTAGCCCACAGCATATGGCAAAACTAAAGCAAGATATAGAAGACTCAATATCTAGGCGACAAGTTCTTCAGAACTCATCTATTCTTTCTCAGCTTGGCGCTGGTTTATTTGATCCTATTAACCTCGTTGCCCTTCCTTTTGGCGGCCCTGCTATTGGAGTAGGTCGCTCTGCTTTACGCGTTGGCGCTGGTACTGCTGCATTGGAGCTAGGCTTAGAGTTAACTAGGCAGTCTGATCCTTTGCAAACAGCACAAGAAGGCGCTTTAAATGTTTTGGCTGCTGGCGCATTTGGCGCTGGCTTTGGCGCTGCCTTTGGTAGTGTAAACGCTAGGGCTTATGCAAAAACAAAGCAGGGCATTCAAGAAGAATTTGATATGATTAAGCGCCTAGATAGACTAGAGGGCGTTACAACAGAACAAATTAGCGTGCCAAGGGCAGAGCGTAGATTTGGTAATGACAGCGATGAATACCTACAAGCACAGCTAGATATGTTTGAGTCTGAGGCGGCTCGCTCTGAAGCAGATGCTATTGCTTATGAAGGCAGACCAGAGGCCGCTCAGTTTGAGGCTAGGGCGCAAGAGCAGAGAGCCTATGCACAACAGTTTAAAAACGAACAAGGTATTCGTGAGTTAGAAGCTAGGAACATAGATCTTACAGATCCGTATAGAATTATGAACACGCTTTACACTGACAGTTTTCTTTACAAAGCAGTCACCACACCAGTCAAACGTTTGCTACAATCAAAATATCCGTCAGCAATTAAAGAAGCGACTGTGCGTAGCTTTGGAGATAGTGGCATTACTCTAGCTTTAAACTCTGTTGGCTTGGCTTCTCCGCAATCAGTAGCTCAAAGAGCAGCGGTGTCTAACGGCAAGTGGGTAAGAGCGCATGATGAAATGATAAAGCTTTGGACAGCGGAAACTGGTGCAGCTAATATTAGTCGACTTGATATTAATGTAACTGATATTGTTCGTCGCGCTTCTCGCTCTGAAAACACCTACAGAAAATGGCTAACTACAGTTAGTGAAAAAAGAATTAAAAACATAGAAGACCTTACTGACAATGAGCGCAAAGCTATTGGAATAATAAATAATTACTTTAAGGATGCTGGTGAGCGTTTAGAGGATGTAGGTCTTATAGGTACAGCTAAAGGCGTGTCTCGTCGTATAGATAATCTTGAAGCAAAAATTGAAGATCTAAATGCACGACTAACTAGAGCAGAAAGAAAAAAAACTACTCGCGGTCAATTTGAGGCCAATAGAATTAAAGGCGAACTAGATCGTTTAGGCGGCAAGCTTGCAGGAGAGCGTCAAACATTACAGGGCTTAGAAGAAGTTAAGATTAATCCTGCTAATGAAGATGTATTTTTCCCAAGGTTTTGGAGTCAATCTGCAATTAAAAAAAATCGTAAAGAGTTTTCTGACATCCTTTATGGCTGGTATAAACAAAACCCGTTTATTTATGAGTTTGATGCCAAGACCTCTACATACATTAAGACTGAGTTGTCTTCTGAACCTTCTAAAATTCAAGAGCGTGTTGACCTAACAATAGATCGCATACTAGGTGAGCAAGACCCTACTAATGTAGATAACATTGGTTTTGGCGTTGGTCGCTCTAAGCATTTTCGTCATAGAGAATTAGATATACCTAATAAACTTGTAACTGACTTTATGGTTACTGATCCGCTTGCGGTAATGAAGACATACGCTACTCGCATTGAGCCGCGCTATGAATACGCAAAAGCATTTGGTCAGGATGTTGATGGTGTTTTGTTTGATTTGGAATCAGAAATGATTGCTAAAGGTTTTTCTGAAAAAGACATAAATAAAATGCGTAGGGATTATCTACATATGTATGAGCGTACCGCTGGTGCAGTCATTAGGAATCCAGATAGCTTGAGTCAGAAAGCTGCATTTATTCTTAGAGAAGCCGCTTCATTTAGTTATATGGGTTCCGCTGGTTTGGCTGCACTGCCTGATTTTGGGCGCATTGTTATGGAACATGACGCTGAAAATGTTATGAAAGGCATTCAGGCAATCATGGATAAAAATACAGTTAATCTAACTGCTAATGAGATTAGGTATGCTGGTGAGGCTATAGATATTCTTCGTGGTTCTGCACACATGCGGCTTATGGAAGATCTTTCTAATAACGTAGATGCTAGTGATCTTCTTAGTAATGCGCGTAATGCTTTTTACATTATGAACGGGCTTGCGCCTATGACTACAATAGCTAAACAACTTGCTGGAATTGTTGATGCACATACTATTATTGATTACTCGATTCGGTACACCGAGCTTACACCACAAGAGCTAACATGGTTGTCTCGCTATGGAATTAGCGCAGATGATGCCAAGCAAATTTCTAATGCCCCTTGGCGAAAAACAGATAATGGTTTGTATATGGCTAATACAGACGAGTGGGTTGATAATTTTAGCTTTCCACAAACTGATGCTCGTATTGTTACTATAAACGAAGATGGCTCTCCTGTTGGCAAAACAAGGGGCAATAGGTACATACCGGCTTATTACGATAAGAAAAAGAAAACTATTTTTGCCGACATAGATTACATTGAAGGCCCAATGTATCAAGATAAAGCTTGGACTAAGCCAAGGGTTAAGGGTGTAAATCCACTTCCAGAAAATGCGTTTCTAAATCCTAAAGCGTTTTCTAATTTTATTATGCTTCATGAAATTGCTCATACAAACTTTTTGCAAAAAGCTGGTGAAAGTAAAGCTCAGTATGAAAATAGAATTAACAAAATAGCTATGGAGCAGCATAAGGCTCAGTCATCTATTAATGAAGAGACTGTATTAAAGTTTCGCACTGCACTTAATAGCGGTGTGTTAAACACAATTATGTCTGCTACTCCTGCTGATAAGCCAATTATTACTGATGGTGTGGTTTACATTCCAGCGCATATAGGCAAGTCATTTGGATTTAAAGAAGACTCAAAGTTTAAAGGATATACTAGAATTGAAAACGGTTTTGTTGGATTGCCGTTTCAGTTTTATAGTTACATGCTAGCCAACGTAAACAAAACCATAGGCGCATTAGCACAAGGTCAGATTAAGAATAGAATGCTAGGTATTACAGCATCTATGGGATTAGCTTATATGTCATTGGCTATTCGTACTCCTAGCTTTGCTTGGGAAGAAATGGGTTGGCGTGATAGATTTGTAAGAAGCTTTGATATGAGTGGTGTAATGGCACTCTACTCAGATATTCTTTATACCTCCCTACATACTTCTTTAGCTCTTGGTGGGCCCAATATTACCAACGGTCTTATTTCTCCTAAATTTCCACAAGAACCAAATGCTATTGATGCACTAACTGGTGTTGCTGGTGCTGGGCCATCTTGGGCTGCTGATACTATTTCTGGAATGTATCAGTTTGCTAATGGTGAATACGGAGAGGGAGGCAAACAAGTAGTTAGAAACTTGCCATTTGCTAGAATGTGGTTCTTAAAGGATGACATTAATCAGATTACTAGAGCTTGGGCACAGTAATTTGTCTTAGTCTTTTTGTGCATTGTTCTTCTTAGCTCCTTTATGACAAAAGAGTTAGAAGAGGTGACACATGGCAATAAATGTAGCAGACAATAATCCGCGCATAAATTACACAGCGACATCAGGGCAAACTGTATTTACAGTTCCCTTTGAGTTCTTTGCTAGCACTGATCTGACTGTATATGTAGGCGGCTCGGTTCTGTCTGCGTCTGATTACACGGTTACAGGCGGCAGCGGGTCAACTGGATCTATTACAACAGACAGTGGACAGGCTGCTGGTGCAGAGATTGCTATAGTTAGAGATGTACCGCTTGAACGCACAACTGACCTTACTTCTACTTACAGCGCATCTTCTTTAAATGACCAGCTAGATCGACTTGTTACTCAGGTTGCTGATTTAGATGACAGGGTATCGCGCTCTATATCTTTAAATGACTATGAAGTAGGTGTGTCTTTAGATCTTCCTGCTAAAGCTAGCCGCTTAGGAAAGACTATTCAGTTTAATTCTAGCACTGGTGCATTAGAGGTTGGGCCAAGCGGCAATGAGCTAACAAGCATTGCATCTATTGCATCTGAGATTACTGCTCTTGATTCTATTAAGACTAACATTACTAGCCTTGCTGGTTACATTACAGAAATTAATAACGTTGGCGATAATATTTCCAGCGTTACTTCAGTAAGCAGTGGAATATCTAGCGTTGGTTTGGTCGCTACAAATATTGCAGACGTAAATTCAGTCGCTGGATCTATATCTGATTTAAATGATGTGGCTGATAGTCTCGATCAGGTTGAGTTAGTTGGTGGATCTATAAGCAGTGTAGATATTGTTGGCGCTGGTATTAGCGATGTAAATACTGTTGCTGGCGATATTTCAAATATTAATACTGTTGCTGGGATTTCATCTAATATTACTACTGTTGCTGGCATCACAGGTGCAATCAGTACGGTCAACAGCAATGCAGCAAACATAAACCTTACAGCGACTAACATTGATGACGTTAATGATGTTGCTAATGTTATTACCAAAGTAACAACGGTTGCTGATAACATTGCCAATGTAAATACGCTTGCTCCTTCTGTTGGTTATCTTTCTACGGTAGCAAATAATATTACAAATTTTAATATTATTGGTTCAAATATTACCTCAATCACTACAGTAGCTACAAACATCAACGATGTAATTAGCGTTGCTAATGATCTGAATGAGGCCGTTTCTGAGGTTGTTACTGTAGCTGATGACTTGAATGAAGCAGTATCTGAGATTGATACTGTGGCTACAAACATTACTGACGTTAATATTGTAGGCGGTATTAGTGCAAACGTAACGACTGTTGCTGGTATCTCTGCAAACGTAACAACTGTTGCTGGAATTAGTTCTGATGTAACGACTGCGGCTGGTATTAGTGGAGACATCACTGCTGTTGCTGGTGATGCGGCAGATATAAATACAATCATTGCTAATCTTGCAAATATTAATTTGGTGGCTTCTAACATCAATGCTGGTGTTATTGATGGCATCTTTGACTATGGGGCTGTGAGTGACGCAGTTTCTTCTTCTACTGATTACGGGAGCTTATAATGGCTACACAGGTACAACT